TAAAGTGTCTGCGCTTGTTTCACCTATTTGTGAAAAGTCTATGTTTGACAAATCACTTGTTTGTATTATTCCGTAATGTTCAAATCCGTGCATTTTATTTAAATTTTAATTCGTTTTTATGTAGGTACATTAGTTGAGAATGTACTAAAGTTTGTCATAGTTCCGTCATTGCTTCCAATATTGTCTGTAAGTGTTGGTGCGGTGTCATTGTCACCCATTCGATACCAGGCTAAAATATTAGACTCAGAAGATAGGTCTGTTGGAAGTCCACTATTGTATATTGCACTTACTTCTGATGAAGATAAAGCAGATGTGAACACAGATTGTTCTTCAATGTTCCCACTGTATCTTTGTTGTACGCTATAACCATTTACTCTGAATATACCAAGCCTTTGTTTTGTGGGTAGTAAGTCGTCCCACCACCAAGACGTGTTAGTTGTTACTTCATAAGTTTGCGACACAGTAGAACCATTAATGTATATAGTTCCGTTACTACCATCAAAACTGAAAACAACGTGTGTCCAAGTTCCATTACTTACTACTGCATTATCAGTGACAACTCGCCATCTTGTACTACCTCCATCAAATGCAGAAAAAGCAATTGTACCATCTGCTCGTTGGCTTAACGATATCAAATCTCTATACCCACCACTTACATATAACCAAATAATTTGATTACCTGTAGTGTAATCTGTTGGCTTTATCCAAACACTTATTGAACCTGTACTGCTTGTATTTGTAAAGTCCATACTTACTTCATCATCTATTCCGTCAAGTTCTATTGATTTAGTATTAGAAAAAGACGAACCACTTTTAGCACCTTGTTCTGGTGACCAACTATCTGCACATACTTCACCAAAGTCTATTGTGTTATTTGTTGGTGCTTTACCGAACCCATTTGTGTTATTTACTGCACCTTGTCCGTATCCTATTGTATTTGCCATTTTTAATAAGTTTTATGAAGTACGAAGTTTGCACTATAGATTTCGTCTTGTGTTTTAGCTTGCGCCCATTCTACCGTAATATCTAAAGTGTTGTCTACAGTTGTATCAAAAGTTACTACGTCTTGAAAAACATAACCTTCTAAAGTACCCGTGTTTCTGTTGTAAGCAAAATTACCATTAGTACAAATACTACCACTTGCACCTACAGTTGCTATAGTAAAGTCAATTTCACATTCCCAAGCCATAGAAGTAGTAGCTTCTAAATCAAGTGCGCCTGTAGTTGCTAAAACCGTACTACCGCTTTTTACTCTTATTGTTATATCGTCACCATTTTGTGCCGAAAGAACACCGCCTATTTTTGCGTGGTATGAATTACCAACCGCAAAGGTGTTAGCTGGCACAGTTAAACTACCTACACCTGTACCGACTATTGAAGTTTCTGTTGTCGTGTTTGTGACGGTTGCACTTTGAACCGTTTGGCTATAAAGACCTGGACTTGGTACACCAAAACTTAAAGCACCACTTCCGTCAGTCATTAAAACATTCATAGCTGAACCGTCTGCCGTTGGAAAAGTGTATTCATTGTTAAACGTAATATCGTTAGTGCTTGGATTTAGTTTTAGAATGTTATTTGCACCATTAGTAAACAACACAAAAGCACCATTTAAATCTACAATTCTATCACTTGTTATTGTGCCGTCAGTCAAATATATGCTTTCTGCACTTACTGCGGTTATTTCTGCGCCTGTTATATACTTTGAATTAAAGCCACCAGCACCGTCACTTTCTGCAATCACAAATCTATCTGTGTTTGCGATGTTTGCGCCTTTTGCCGTTAAATCACTTATTTTTATTTCTGCCATAGTATTTAGTTAAGAAAGCTTTAAGTTTCTTTACGTTCTTTTCTTTCGGTTTATACTTTATATTACCCATCCTGAAAAATCATTATATGTGTTCGGATAAACGTCTGAGCCACTATTAGAAGTGTATTCTGGAAACAAGTTATTGTTTTGACATATATAGTCTATAAATCGTTCTTTATAGTGTTGATACGTTTTTCTCTCGCGTTCTATCATATAGTCTACTTCTTCTTTACTTACCGTTTCGCTATTTTCACTTCCGTGTTTATATATGCCTTTGTTGCCTATAGTGTATGCCAAATAAGGTAAAGCTTCTAACATACTGGCGTGAATAAGGCAAGGCTTTATGTATGTAGTAAGAAGTGACAAATAAGGTTCTTCAAGTGTGTCTGCAATTATATCGGCTTGTATTTTTTCAAGTAGTCTACTTCCTAACATACCTTCTATGTGTATGTCCTGAGAAATAGCCACGAACTGAACAAACTTGTCACTATCTAAATTGCCGTTAAGTGCCGTAAATCTTTTTATGTCTGTATTTGTTACTAATAGTGCTTTTGCCATAATTATACGTCTTTTGGTAGGTTAGGATTGTTAGGTGAAAAACCTTTTAACGGCATATCGTTAGGCTTCATACTTACTTCAGGTTCATTAGTTACTCTATAACCATATTTACGTGCTTTACCTGTACTTATTTGTGAACTGTCTGCTGCACCTATAGAAGCACCTTTTCTAAAGCTTACATAAGTTCGTCTTTGCCACTTGTGGTGACATCTTGCACCACCTTTATACAACCATATTGAATAAGTGTCAGAACCACCTTCGCCAAAACCTTTGTTTACTACTTGTGAAGATAGTCTTGTAATATCTTCTTTTCTATAAACCTTTTGTGAACGCACCATAGCACGACAAAAATCTCTTTTTGGTGAATCGTCACCTACATATTGATAACGTACTTTAAAATATAAGCCTTCTACTTGTTTATCTTGTTCACTTGGTTTATTAGGTGAAGCGACACCTGTACGAACTAAATTTACAATTTTAGAAAGTGTACTTTGTTTAGGTTTAAGTTCGTTTTCCCATTCTTGTACTTGTGCGTCAAAGTCATCTTCTAAATCATAGTCAACGTCACGAACATCTATAAGTTCATAACCTTCTTGGTCTATGTCTTCACCTGTTGCTAAAAAGTCTTGTAAGTCTTTACTTAAACCACTTAATTCTAAACCTGTTTCTTCTTGTACTTGTTCTTCTGTAGCTGCGTTTTCTAAATCGGTAAATTCTAAAGGTTTTAACGTTCTAAAAAACAAATTAAGGCTTACACCATTAAAAGCTAAAATATGTTCAAAGGCGTCAAGTAAAAGTTCTTGAAAAGGTAAAATACAAAGGTTGTTAAATAATACAAAACTGTCTTTTAATTCGTCACTATTTGAACTAAAGCCGTTACTACTTGCTATGCCAAAGATGAGCGGGCTCGTAATGTTGTGGCTGAGCATAATTTTTCGTAAACATTCTTCACTTAAAGTTGAGTAAAGGTCTGGTGCGTCATTTACTGGCATCGCGTCAACTGTCGTTCTTGATTCTGCGTTGTTGTTAAAAGCCACAATTAACTTTTCACCATAAGTACCTGTCAACTGATTAAGAACTTTACTCTTTATCATATGTTGTTGTTCTTCACTTGGTACACCGTTATTAAAGTTTACTACCGTTCTACCACTAAAACCGTTGTTTACTTCGTTAATTAAGTATTTAGAAATATCTTCTTCTAATTGTGCATAAGGTAAACCACCATAATAATCGACTAAAGAATAATATTTTTGACCTACTGAATAAGGCTTTATGAAATAAATTTCTATAGCTTCATTAGAACAACCGAAAGCTGGTATTCTTTTAGGCTTAAACTTTTTAGTTTCTTGCCAATTATCACAATAGTAATAACCTTCTATTTTACCGTCTTCATTACATTTTTCGGCACGTAATAACTGAACTGGTACGTGGTGAACTTGTGCAATTTTTTTTCTGTCTTTCGTGTATATGACCTGTACGGCACATTGTCCTAACATTTTTAAATCACAAGCTAATTTTCTTACACAATCATTGTGAAACAAAGCTTTCATTTGTGCGTATTCTGAAGGCTTTCTTGACGCGTCTGTAGCACTTAAACCTTTACCATATATTAAACGGCTTACGTTGTTTATAATTGCGTTATTCGTGGTACTATTCGTGTATCTGTCGATTAGAAATTGGTAGAAGTCGTTTTTTTCTCCGTATTCTACCCATTCTTCACGCGCTGCTTCTTTTATAACAGGTGCTTCGTAGTGGCTTAATTCTAATAAGTGTATATTATTACTCATAAATAATAAATTCGTTGTTTGACGTTTTACTAACAAATTCGCCGTTGTTTATTGAATATGTTGCAACAGGCTGGTTAGTGCAAAATATTCTGTCTTTGTGTACTATTTCAGTTCCGTTTTTTAGTTCAAGTTTGTAGAAGTGATTTTCTTTAATACTAAAGGTTGCACTTATAGTATCTACATAGTCACCTTGTGTACTTGAAGTAATTGTAACTTCAGAAGTAGTGTTCGTGTTTTCGTCAGTTATATACATAGAATCGTAAACTTGACTTCTTGGTATGAAGCTAAAAGTTTGTTCACTTGCCGATTCTTGTAGTATTATCATATATATATAACTTTAAAATCGTTTTTTTGTTTTTATTTTAAATAGAAAAGGCGCACCGAAGCGCGCCAAATCATTATGAAAGGAATATAAGAAAGAATCTTAAGAAGTAACAATTACTGCATCAGTACCTCCAGAATCAGCAAAAGCAGTTGCAAGTGCAGCTTCAGTAGATACGTCAATAAAGTTAGCTGGCAATTCTTCTTGTGCCGTAAACGTCAACGAATAACCGTTGAAGTCACCTAATGCAGCACCTGTTGAAATTTCTCCAGCAGAAACGTCTGCACCTTGGTCTAAGCCCATTAAGAAAAATTGGTCTGTCATTGTACGGATAACAATTCTTGGTCTACCATAAGCCAATAACTTCACGTTTTTGTGTGTAGCGAAGTCCTGTCTTTTAAGGTTAGCTACTAAAGTTTGTTCAAAGAAAGTAGTACCATTGTCACGACTACTATTAATAGAAGTAGTGAAACTATTTGCAGTAGACTTCAATTCATACTTGTAAATTGATAAAGCCGAAGCTGGTTGCCACGTATCAATTACGTCTGTATTTGTTGCGTCATAAACTACATCATCACTATCTAAATCGTCAAAATTAATGAAATAGATTGCCTTTAAACCACTAACCGAATCTTTGCATTGTTCAATTCTACCATTTGTAATATCACAAGACATATTTTAAAGTTTTATGAACAAAAAAAGGAGAAGGCATTTTACCTCCTCCTTACTTCGTTCTGGTTAATATTATGAATAAAGAACTACGTCAGCACCTACTCCGATTTGCGCACCAGCAGCAAGACGCATAATAACTCTTACGTTATCTGAACCGTCATACTGTGAAACGTCAATTACTCGTGCTTCTTGGTGGTCACTTAATAGTGAAGTACCGAAGAACAAGTTAGAAGACTGTGCAGCCATAGCCGTATTAGCAGCAAGACCTTCAGCTAAGAATAGTGGAATACCGTCGAAAGACAAAGCAGCACCTTTACCATACCACATAGTACCTTCGTTGTTTACACCGTTTGCACCGATAGTAGCTTGGAAACCTCCTAATGCACGAACATAAGCCGCCATTATGTTTCTTGATACAAAAATTCTTGTATCTTCTTTGGCATAGATATTCGTGTTTGAGTTCATTGAATCAACGATTTTACCTAATTCGTCAATAACGTTTGAAGCGGTAACAGTAGTACCTACAACGTCGTTTACAGTTGCATCTGCAGTAGCTAAAGTAACAAGTCCGTCAAATTGTCCAGCACTTGCAGTAGCACCTCTCCACAAAGAAACTTCGATTTCAGCAGCAACTTTAGAAGCCGCATAAGCTAAAAGATAGTCTTCGAAAGATTTAGGTAATTCGTCAAACGATGAAAAGCCCATTTCAGCAGCTTGCCAGTTTGAATGAAATTGTGATTTACAAAGTTGCATATTAACTTGTAAGTCTTCAACAGAAAGAACTTTTTCAGTCAATGTAACTGTTGAACCCGTTGCGTCAAAGTCGCAAGTTGCGTCAGCCAATAAAGCTGAAGTTGTTAAGTTTTGTAGTACTTCTTTGTACTTGATGTTGGGCATTACTGTTACCCCACCTTGGTCGATTGTAGGTGCAGACAATAAGGCTGCGGAAATATATTTGCCCGCAAACTCGCCATTGTAACTGCTACCTGTAATAGTTGGCTCTGCCATAATTAAAAAATATTAGTTATTAAAAAATTTATTTACTTATTTATTCTTTTTAGAACTGTGTCCATAATGTTACGTGGTCGGTTCTTTGCGAAGTTAAATTTCTCCGTCTTTTCTTCGTTTTCTGGATTGTAAGAAATAGGCTTTGCAGCTGGTTCTTCACTTGAAAGTTCTACTTCGGCAACT